ACCACTGTTGATTTAATCAAACGTTTGCTTTTGCCGGGCGAAATTGAAGATATTTCCCGTGAGATTGAAAAATTAAGCGGTTATCGCGTAGTTACTTTAAAAGAAATTAAAAAAAAATAAGCACAGATTCTGAATTAAATCTGATGTATTATCTTTTTAGAGAAAAAAACGTTATGCCGGGACATTTTTATCGTATGCCGCCGGGAGAAAAACAGTTAATCAGAGCCTTTTGTGAGCAGGAGTGCAACGGAGGGCAAGTATAATGGCAAGAAACATAAGTATATCGGTTAGTGTTCAGGATCAATACTCACAAAGTATTTCTTCCATGCGTGAAAAAACCGTTGCATTTAATAAAGATATAGAAGAACTTACCGCAAAGATTAAAAGTTTAAATAAAGAAAAGATATCTTTGAATATAGATGCAGTAAAAGCGCAGCAAACACTACGTGATTTACAGCAGCAATTTAAAAATACCGGCAATGCCGCAGACCAAATGGTTTTGCAGCTTGCCAATGCAAATTACAGTAATGTGAATAAACAAATAGAACGTATCTCAAAAAGTTCACAGCAAGCAAAAAGAGAACTGTCTAATCTTGTAATTGAATATAGTAAAGCTGATAACAGGGCAGGAATGTTTGGTAACAACAGTACATTATCGAATACTGTTATTCATGGCAGAACAGGAGAACGCTTTCAAAATTTTGGTTCAGGTGAAAGGTCACAATCCAACGTGAACGATTATGCATCCATTGGTGCGGATATTGGTATGGCAACAGCAGAAGCGGCTATCAGCGCGAAGGCAGGTGGTGCTATTGCAAGCACTGTTTCTGCTGCTATGGGAACTGCTTTTCTTCCTGTTGTTGGCACCGTATTGGGAGGGCTGGCCGGAGCTGTTATCGGTGGCGGAATTGGAGCGCTGATAGACAAGTTTTCAGGAGATAAGTCCAAAGATGACGATATCAAAAAAGAATTCAAAAATTATGCCATTGATAAATATAATGATGTTCTGGAAAAAAGAAATGAAGAGCTGATAGAAGGCTCGTCCATGGC